GTAGGCCAGCTGACCGCTCATGTAGGCCTTGAGCGTTTCGTTCTGGGCTGCCTGAGATGCCGCAAGCTGTGCTGCGAACAGCTGCTGACCCTGCTCAGCGATCTTTGCGTCCTTTGCCTCGATGCGCTGTGCGGTCAGGGCGTCAAGGATGGCGCGGGCGTTCTGGTTCTGGTTGTCGATGATGTCCCGGGTGGTGTTCTGCACCGTGTTCCGGGTCTCGCAGGACTGGGTGGCCAAATTGTAGTTGACGCCCTGAATGGCAGAGCGGTTCTCGCAGCAGCACTCCTGCTGCTGCATCTGCATGGCAAACAGCTGCTGCATGAACGCCGCCTGCTGGTTTGCGCGGCTGATCTCTGCGGACATAAAGCCGTTGCTCACGGTCTGCTGCACGCCGTTGACAAGCTGCGCCTGCTGGTAGAAGCCATCACACATGCCGTTGTTGATACCATCCATCTTGCGCTCGATGTTGGCAAAATCGGAGGTCAGAACGTAGCCGTCAACGACACCGGCACCGGTGTTGCCATTGCCGCCCCAGTTGCCGCCCCAGCCGCCGCAGAAGGCGAACAGGAACAGGATGATGATCCACCATGCGCCATCATTGCCAAAGCCAAAGCCGTTGCTGCCGTTGGTGTTTGCGGGCTGAACGGGCATGGTCAGAACCGCAGAATCGGAAGAAAGAGACATTTTTGTACTCCTTTCGTGTGTTTTGAATGATTTTTATGCTTGAACCGTGGCCACGGTTACGACTTAATGGAGAAACTGCTGAAACTGCTGCGCCATCGCCTGCAGCTGGTTCAGCTGGTTTTGTGACATTTTGCCGGATTGCAGCAGCTTTTGCACCTCTGCTTTCGGGTCGCCTTGAAAGTTTGCACGGAACTGCTGGAACTGCTGCATCATCTGCCCGAACTGACCCATAGGGTTTGGCATGGCGGGCATACCGCCGCCCAGTGCGTTAAAAAGAGAGTTTGCCATACTTATTTGACCTCCGTTTCAGGTTTTGCAGGCTCTTGCTTCTCGAGCGCCGCACAGCGGGCTGCCAGAGCGTCAAACTCTGCTCGGGTGACAAACTCCCCGCCGGGCTGCTGCGCCGTCTGATGGGGCATTTTTGTCGCCAAGGAACGCGCAACGAAGGACAAATAAAAAAGCGCCCACACAGCACAGGGCTGTATGAGCGCTCAAGTATTTGCACGCAACGCGTATAAATTTTTCAAAAAAGTCTTGACAATTGCACGCAACGCGTGTACACTAAAGACAGTGAAAGACACAAGCACACAACAACATGGAGGTAAAAAAATATGAAGATCCTTAACGCTGAAGAGTTCGCCACAAAGGTCATGGAGAACGGCACCGAGGTGGAGCCTGACGAATACAAGACCATGGATTGCGAGGACGGCGAAATCGTCTGGACGATCTACGCTCACATTGATGCAGACGGAGCCCTTGTGCATAGCAAGGATGACGCCGAGTGGACAATCACCGCAGATATGGAGCTGACTAAAGAGCAGTCCGAAGCTCTTATGCAGGGCGATCTGGATGACATGGAGAAGGACGTCATCATCAGCGACATCTACCCCCAGTACGTCGAGACGCTCAAAGAGAACGAAGAGTGGATTGACCTGTAAATAAAAAAATCCCCTGCCGGATGCTCGCAACATCTGACAGGGGATTTTGTGAAAGACGCACCATGGAGGTGCGCAAATATATTACCATCTGAAAGAAAGGAAGTCAACCATGTACAGCAATGCAGAACTTTTTGGCATGGCTGCCAAGCAGCCGAAAGAAGTTTTTCTCGGTAACGTCACCCTCAGCATCTCGGACGATTTTGAAGGGCACCTTGATCTGGACGCCGAGACCGTCCGCTTGTCCCATCTCTGGGATGTTTCCCGCATGAACGTGCGGGAAATGGTCAAGGCCTCCGGACACAGTCAGACCGCTTTTGCAAAGCAGGTGGGCATCCCGCTTCGCACTGTGCAGGACTGGTGCGGCGAGAAGCGTGCGTGCCCTGTGTATCTCCGCTTTTTGTTGGCAGAGCACTACGGATTGATCTGAGGAAAATGTTATGGAAGAATTGACTGGAAAGCATTTTGGAAAGTGGACGGTACTTGCGCCGGCTGAAAAGCCGCACTACTACACATGCCAGTGTGAGTGCGGAGTGGTAAAAGACGTGTATGACAGCTCCCTGCGTCTTGGCAAAAGCCGCAGCTGTCTGTCTTGCGCGAATCGAGGGCAAAAGCCAGCCATGACGGAGACGGCTTTACGAAAGGCGAAGAAAAAAGAAGGACAGATTATTAACGGATGGAAAGTATTGGAAGTTTTGCCTGAAAAGAGGTCAGGCTGTTTTCTGTGCCGTGCGATTTGCCCGAAATGTGGGAAGGAAACCACCGTAAAGATCACAAGGCTTTCTCGAATTCAGCATTGCGCAGATTGCAACAGGGGCATCGGAGAAAAAAACGGGGCAATTCACAGTACAGTTTACGCAGATGGCTCTTCCGTTATGTCGATTCGCACAAGGGTCGGAGGCCATATCAATAAAAATTCCACTTCTGGCGCAAATGGCGTGTGTAAAGACTGCCACGGCCGATGGCGTGCATATATCAATTTCCAACGCAAGCAATATCATCTCGGCAGCTATGACACGATCGAAGAAGCCACCGCGGCCCGAAAGGAAGCCGAGAGCATAATTTACGCCCCGTACCTCAAAGAACATGAAGGATGGGAAGAAGAACTTTCCAGCAGGCTTGAGGAATTGAAGAAAAAGTAAAAAAGTCCCCGATGCTCCAAACGGAACACCGGGGGCTTTCTGCGTCTCCCGCATGGTACGCACTGTAAGCAGGCGGGCGGGAGACTGGCCGGTGCCTATCTGGCAACCGCTTTTTTCATTCCCAGATAAAGCACTGGGCTAGCTGGCAAATATCCACCCTGTTGTGCTTCTTCGAGAGGCCGGGTGGATTTGTTGAGATAATTATACCACAATTCGTGCCAAAAGAAAAGCCAGCGGGTAAACGTTCTTCCGCTGGCTCTCTGTACACATTTTCTCCGAAGTGTGTGTACGCTACTTCGGACGGTACAAATAGTATATCACACATCCAGCATTTTTTCAATGCCTTTCAGCCGGTAGCTGATTGCCGTCCGGCTGTAGTGTGTCTGTGCTGCAATGTCCGGCAGTGGAAGCCGCTCAACGTACCGCAGTAAGGCTATCTTACGGTCAACCCTCCCAAGCGGTGCGCTTTTGATGGTGGCGGTCATCTGTTGTCGGTCAAGTCCTTGCAGCGCAGCAGGCAGCACCACACGAGCCGCCGCCACGGGCAGAACCGAGCCAGAAAGGCTGCGGCAACTCTCCGGCGTTGCGCACCATATTGCCAAGCACGGTAAACCGGTGACAAAACGTCACCATTTGGTTGACATTGCCGAGATGGTATGTTTTCGTGAGGCCACGAAAACGTGCGCAGACCATTTTCGTGACGTGCCGAAATTGCTCTTGTGCGGCGTACATCTCGGTGACGCCACCGGGATGCTCGTATGTAGTGCTTGCCATGATATCCTCCTTACAGTGTGATTTCCTCAGTGTTCGCCTTGTCCTCAGCGTCCAGCGCGTCGTAGTACGCCTGTGCAAGGGCTTCCACCCCTGCGATGTCATCTGCGGTCAGCAATCCGTTGTCGTAGTGCACGTATGCTTTATCCAGCCAGAACGCAACATCACGTCCTGAGGAGATCTCCCGCTTGATGGAGCGCAGTGTCAAGTCGTGTCTGGCTTTAGATTTGATAGCCATGTGTACCTCCTTAGGTCATGGACGCTACTGCGTCCTCTAGTTTTTTGATTGCAATGTTCACATCCCTCTGATACTCCAGCTTGACCCCTGCACCGTCACCAGCCTGCACCACCGTGTCAGGGCCGTAAGCAGTGAGAGCTTTGTAGGCGGCGATTTCGTCAGGAGTGAGCGGAGTTTCGATGGGAGTGGCGAGGGCGTAGAATAAAATGTATTCGCCCTCTTCCGGGTTTTTAGCGCCAATGGGAATAAAAACCTGCGCATTGAATGTGTCTACATAAAAGTGCAGTGTATCTTTGGTAAACGAAACGAAAAATTGCAATTTATTGCATAGGGCTTCTATCTTATAATCGCGACCCTTGAGTGGCAACCGAATTGCAAGTCGTTTTGTTACCGCAAGGTTAGTGGTGCCAGTAATGACACATGTTGACAAATCTACAACGTTCACTCTCTGCACCTTTACACCCCTTTCCAAGTCCACCTCGTCGCACACCCACTGCTGGCCGCTTTGGTCAGTGTAGCTGCCGCCGGAGGTGACAGGGATGCCGGGCAAGCCGTTGGGAGTGAGCAGGGTGAGGAGCTGTTCACGGTAGGGGGAGTAGGTGGCAGGTTCACTCACTGTTGCAATGACTGGCGAGCCGTAGGGCAATCTCACTGATGAAAAATTGACACAGTAATACGCGCATTTCGCTGGCGTTTTAACTGTAAACTCAAATCCGGCAATACCGATTGCATTCTTTTTTTCATCATAAAAACAACCGCCTTCTGTGTATACATTAAAGTGGTAGGTTGTACTCGGTAAGCACGGTTGAATGCCCGTTATCCAATAATCATTTGAATTATCTATCTCATAATAACCGGTTTCGGCATTGAAATTCTGATATTTATTATTTTGGAACAGCGACGGGTTTAGCAGATTCTTCCCCGTCACCTTCACCGTCAAACTTCCGCCGTCACCAGCGCTCACGATAGGCACGGGTGCATTCGGCGTGGGTGTGCCGTCCTGCGTGCTCCGACCGTACACGGTCAGGCCGCACAGGGGCGCAGAGAAAGCATCGTCAACGCTGAGCGGGTTGCCTGTCTCAGTGCCCACAAGGATGTTCTGCCGCACCTTTACTGCGCTGATAGCATCACCTGTAGCTTTTGCGTCAGCGGCTTCGCCCTCGTGGGTGAGGGTGGTGTCCAGTGCTACGGCAGGGCCGGGGTCGCCTTTAGGGCCTTGTGGGCCGGTATCACCTTTTTCGCCCTGCGGCCCCTGTGCACCCTGCGGGCCACGCTCACCCTGAATGCCCTGTGGGCCCTGCTTGCCTTGCGGGCCTGTTTCTCCCTGTGGGCCAGTTGCACCCGTAGCGCCCGTGGGACCTTGAGGGCCTTGCTCACCCTGCGGGCCGACCGGGCCGATGGGGCCTTGAGGGCCTTGCTCGCCTTTGAAGTTTCCGTTTGCGATGCCGTCTTTGAGCTCCTGCAGACTGTCAGCGGCCTGCTTGGCGCTCTGATTCGCATTGCCCGCACTGGTGGCCGCTTCGCTGGCGGCCGTTTGTGCATCGGTCTTGGCCTGTTCTGCGGCGGTGGCGTCGGTGTGCACGGCATCCACCAACTGCTGCCATGCAGGGGCGCCCGGTTCCGGCATGGTGCCGTCCTCTGTGCCGGAGTTGGCGCTGACACGATACCGCAGGTCTGCGCTGGTCATCACCTTTGCGCCGTCGCTGCCCTCAAAGGTGATGCACCCGCTTCCGGGCTGTGCGGTCACGCTGGCGGGCACGGCCACATAGCCGTCCACCACCAGCGCGGATACCGGGTCTTTGCCGTCTGGGACGTGCCAGAACGCCCGGATAGCCAGCCCCTCCCACTCGCCGGAAGCGGTGACGGCAAGGCGGTACACGCCCCGGTTCTTGGTGTAGCCAAAGCGCACCAGCTGCTCATAGCCCGGCACTTTGACGACGCCATTGGATGCGAGAGATACGCTTTGCTCGATCATACTTTACTCCTTGTTGATGGTAGGCTTCTTTTCTGCCAGTGCCTTTTTCATCATGCTGACGGCCTTTTCGATTACGCTGTCCAGCACTTCATCCGTGATGAAAGGCTTCAGCCAGTCCGGCAGTGCGCCGCGCAGTGCGGCAAAGACCTGTGCCTTTTTCTTGGCTCCCTGGCCGCTGCCCATGATGCTGTTTTCTGCCAGGGTCACCAGTTCCAGGGCCCACTGCTTGACGTACTGCTTATAGCCCAGGCGAATTGCACCAACTGCCAGGGAGATAAAGCCCAGGGCCATCAGAACCAGGGCGACAGGGGTGGGGATAAAGTTAAGCATTGCTTCCATGTTTCGTTACTCCTTCCATGAGGTAATTATCAATTTTTGCTTTGCTTGCTTGCATTGCTGCCACATTATTTCCAGTCAGCTGCGATTCAAGCAAAGCACGAACGGCTTCCAGGGTAAGGCGGTTCACCTCATCAATTTCGGTAAATCGGCTAAGGTCTCTGGTCAATGCGGCACCATGAGAAAGGTATCCTTTCTCTAAGGCTCCAATGCGGCGGTCTAGATCATCCAGACGCAAGTTCTGGGCCGTGTCCGGTGCCTGCGCCTTTTTTAGGTACTTGTGGATAATGTCCAGCACCTTGTCCACCGTGATAGCTCCGGCGCACAGGCTCCCCAAAACGCCAAGTACCCAAACGAGAGCTTGTTTTTCGGTCATTTGCCCTCCCGGAGACGGGTCAGGCCCTTCTTGCTGATGATTTTCGGATAGTTGCGTGTGGTCACATTGAGGTCAACGTGGCCGGAAATGCCAGGCACGCTGCCCTTACTGGTGTGCTGGTGGGTGTTGTAGGCAAAGGTCACGGCAGGTGTCTTTCCTGTGTAGTCGGCCAGCCAGACGTCGTAGGGGCTGAGGGCAGCACCGCCCATATACAGGCGTGTTTTAGCAAAGCTGGTGTAGGTATAGAGCTGGGCATAAAAGCCCATGTCCTCCACCTTTTTCAGGGCGTAAGCTGTCAGGTCGGTCAACGCCTGCTTGCCAAGAACCCTGAATTTGTTGTCCTCCACGTCCACTGCCACAGGCATCTCCAGCGTTTTGCCACGCAGGGCGTCAGCCAGCAGGGAAAGTTCTGCATCGGCCATCGCCTCGCTGGTGGCGTAGGTGTAGTAATACACGCCCACCGCCAGACCTGCCGCCTTTGCATTGCGGTAGTTTGCTTCAAAGGTCGGGTCGATGTACAGGCCGTCCGCCCGCTTGGAGAGTCTGCGGTTTGTGCTGACGGTCTTGAGCATGACGCCCTGATAGCCAGCGGCCTTGACCTTCTTCCAGCCCTCCGGTGTAATGCTGCCCTGATACCGGCTTACGTCGATGTAGCGATAGGGCGGTGCTCCCGTCCACTCGGTCACAGATGCCATCGTGTCCTCCTGTTCTGCCTGTTCTTCCGCCAAAGCGGCAAAGAACCGGCTCAAAAAGTTAAAAAGTGCGGTCAAAATGTGTTGTTTATTGCGATCAACCTCCCGGGCCCAAGAGTAGGCATTAAGCGCCATGGGTGGTCTCCTGCTGGGCCAGCAGCTCGGTCAGCTCTTTGTACTCGGCCTCGGTGATGCGGCCGAGGGCGTAAAAAACATCAATTTTTTCCGCAAGACCAGCGGTCTGGCCGCGCTCGATCAGGCGTTTACAGATACGATACAACATAGTTTTTACCTCCTTATGTGGTGGTGTCAGTGGTGGTGTCGTCGGTCAGCCCCAGTTCCAGCAGGGCGACGCGGTATTCCTGATCTACCGTCAGGGCATCCGTGTCCGCCTGCGCGGCCTGCGTCTCGGTCAGCAGCTCGGCCAGCGTAGGGTAGTGGTAGCCGGTGAGCCAGATCTCTACGGTGTAGCCGCCGGTCGACGATTCTGTTGCAAAGTGCAGGGTCCCGTTTGTCTGGAAAGTCGTGTTGGATGCGAAAATTCCAGTGCCATTTCCGTAGCTATGATTGGCGGTGCCGCCTTTTGCAATGTCTACTTCCTCGCCGTACCCGCCGGTAGGGCTGTTATATTTCGTCTTGACGTGCACGTAGTCCAGGCCGTCTGGCATTTTGATATCGTAGGTCTTCCACTTTTTTCCGGTTTCTTCGTAGTGGTTCCACACCAGCCGGGGCTCCGACTTTACCGCCACGGCGGCAGCGATCTTGTCATTGAGCGTTTTGGCGCTGAGGGTGCCGTCCGGGGCGATGTCCAGCGCTTCGCCCGCCTTCACGCCGCCCAGCTGGTCTGCTGTGGCGGCAGGCAGAGTATACGGCGTGCCAAACTTTGCGTCGGCCTCGTCCTTTCTATACCTCTGAGCCAGGGCGTCTCCGGTCGCCTTTGCGTCAGCCGGCGCGCCAGATACAGTCAGGGTCGTGTCAGTGGACACGATAACCTTTGCGTCTGCGGCACTCTTTGCAGCTGCTTCCTCGCTGGCCTTTGCAGCAGATGCACTAGACGCGGCAGCAGTTTGACTGGCCGCTGCTCCTGCGGCACTGGAAGCAGATTCCTCGGCTTTCGATGTCGAAATATCTGCCTGCTCTTGCGCTGCGATTATGGCGTTTGCAGTGGCGTCTTTGACTGTCTGGGCTGCTGCGGCGGCCTGTGCTGTGGCAGTTGCCGCCGCGTTTGTGGCTGTTTCCGCACTCTGAACGGCTTCTTCCTGCCGCGCGATAACAGCCTCGCCATACTGCTTCACATACTCAAAGCCCTGTGCAAGGGCTTCCCGTACTTCCACGCCGCGCTCTGCATTGCGGACTTCGGAAATTGCTTCGTCAAATGTCTTATCCAATTTATCACCCCTTTGCGGATGCATAGCCCTTCAGCGAGCGGCTCAGGTCATAGGCGTCACTGGCTTTTCGTGCGCTCAGGGCCTGCAAGTCGCTGACGCTGGAGAAATCAATGCCCAGCGTGAATTCTTTTTTGTCCGGCGCGTCCAAAGGCTCCACAATCTTAGAGCACAAAAGCCAGGTGTTCACCCCGTGCGGGCTGGAGTAGATGTGTGTCATCTTGCCAAATCCAAGGCGGGCGATATCCACACCGGCATCCTTGAGGTCCACAGCCTTTACCGTGATTCCGTCGAGATAACGCAAGTTTTTGGACAGCTCCGCGTTGGCGGCATCCAGAAGCGACTGTGTTGTGCTGGCGGTTCCGTCGATCACGATGATCCTTGTGATGATGCCAAAGAGCTTTTGGGCCGCAGTGTCGTTTGCGGTGGCGGTGATCGTGCTTTCATGCCTCCACAAAAACCAACCGGATTTCTTTTTTCCGACGGCAATGACGCGGGTGACAATATCCTCTGCTTTGACGTAGCTGTTCAGGTCGAGCAGGTTTGTGCCGAATGCGATGGGCTGCCCGTTTTTCTCCTGCACTTCCCGGACGTAGTCCAGATACCTGGCCCCGTTTTCGTGCCGGACGATCAGATACCCGCCGTACACTTCCACAAGCTCATTTTGGATGACATCCCATGTAACGCCAAAATTTTGTCCGTCGCCAAAGGTGTACCGTGGCGCAGAATCGTAACGGACCACGGAAGAATCCGGCAGGGCTACACCGTTGAACAGGACGGCATAACCGTCTCCCTGCTTTTCAATTTTCCATTTTTTTGAGACCGTGTCTTTGAGATTGTATTCCGTCTCAGGCGGAAAGGATTTTGAGTGCGTAGCGCATGTGATATCCGGCGTAACTGCTCTTTGCGTGGCTTCGTGCGTCTGGCCGTCCCCATCCAAGGATAAAGCCACGTTTACGCTCACGGAAAAAAGGCCTTCTCCAGTGCGCCAAATCTGTCCGTCAATGGAAGAGGCTTCATGCTTTACGTTCAGCGTCCATCTGTACGCAGATGGATCCGGGGCCGTGTCGTCATCCGAGAAGCCAACTTCATATTGGCTCACAAGCTGAACGCCGGATGAGGTATAAAGTCCATATTCATACATATAATTGCCGTCACTGTCCGGAGTACCTGCCATGTGGTCCAGTTTCATCACGCAGTTATGCAGTTCTGGAACCACCACGCTTGTGCTCGGAAAGCCAACATTTCCACAGGTAAACGCCTTGTATGCGTCCACCATGCCGGTATGATTTTCCAGCAGGAACGAAAGAAATTGCTTGATTGTCACGTCTTTGGCTGTATATGGCGCAACGGAACTGTCGTTGAGGTAGGCCAGCTCTCCCTCGCAAAAGACTTTTTGACGCAGCATAAAATCCTGCTCATGGCTCATGGGCCTGCCCTCCCAGATGCGCGCACCGTCTTGTTCTACGGACACGGTCGTGCGCATTTTTTGCAAAGCTGAGTGAGCCACATTGCCAAGCGGAAGGGTGAATTCCAAGCTACCGGCCTTGCCCACCTCCCGTGTCAGAGTTGGACTGATGAGCTTTTTTGTGTCCGTGTAGTCTGTTGGGTCGTAAATGCAGGTCTTTGTCTCCCACACGTCAACGCCGGTCTGGACGCCTGCATAAACTTTATAGCTCATAAGCTGCCCCCTAGATATCGGATGCTGATGCTGCAATCCGCAGACGCCGCAAAGATGAGAGTACCTACAACGCCATCCGGCATATGCAAGCCCTCAATGTACTGCCACTCTGTAGACTTTGCAAGGATGCCAACTTCAAGGCCATTGAGAGACACCGCAATGTCGGCGGCATCCTCGCTGCGCTTGAAGTAGATACCGGCCGCTCTTGGTGCACCGGTGACGGTTACGGTGATGTCCTCTTTGGCTTTGAGCTGGATATCCGTATAATTGCGGATAATTGCTGTATCAAATACAAGGTCATCCCACAGCCAGTCATCAGAGCCGTCGTATACACTGCGCTTGAAGGGGTCGCAGGTGCCCGTGATGGTGAATGCACTGGAAAACCTGTTGCGTGTCATAGACACGCTCCACAGCCCCTCCCAATAGAAAGACGGGTCATCGTCGAATTTGCACTGTAGCCATTTGCCATGGATGGCGTTTGCGATCTGACTGTAAAGATTCGGCCAGGTCTTTTTTGGTGCCCTGCACAGCAGCTCCATGGTGATGGTACGCTTTTTGTAGTGCGGGCGGCCATCCAGTGCATCCGTCAGGTTGAGCAGCGTATCAGAGCCGGGCACCTGCACCAGATGCTCGTCTACCTCTGCATCGCTGATCTTCGGGCTGCCAACTTTGAGATACAGACCCCAGTCTGTGAGGGTGTGGTAATCGCCGATTTTTGCGCCTTGCAGCTTTGCCATTATACGCCCCTCGCTTTCCGGGTCACTGCAACACCGATGTGCAGATCCACATTATTTGCCATGCGCGGAGACAAAACACCCACAAGCTCTCCGGAATCCATGACTACCTGACCCTTGCCGATGTCTGGCAGATGCTCGTCCAGCATCCCCTCGATGCGTTCCAGAATGCTGGTCTGCCGGTCAACAATGGACTGCTGGCCGGTAACGCGGTACTGCATGGCAGAGCGGGTGGAGAACTCGCTCAGGCTGTCGTACACGCCGGTCTTGTCAAAGGGGCTCTGATAGTGGCTGACGGGCTGCTGGTCGTTCTTTTTGTTCATCCACATAGCAAGGCCGATGCCGCCAGCGACTGCGCCCGCAGCACCCACGCCCAGGATCAGGGCAAGGACGGGGTTCGCTGTCACAAAGGACACGATGCCGCCCAGTGCAGAGGTGATGCCGCCTGCCATGCCGGAAAAGCTCTGGACGATGCCGCCTAGCGCTCCGCCCACGCCGCCGGAGCTTGCAAGGCCCTGCACGATCTCAGAGAACGCCTTTACAGACGTAGTGGCGCCATCCACTCCGGCAGTAATGCCGTTTGTGAAGATGCTCTGGATAGACCCCAGCGCCTTGCTGATTCCACCGCCCGAATAGCCCTCATTGACCGCGGTCAGCGCGTCCACAAGCCACTTAGAGATCACGTCACGCTGATCCTGCGATACTTCGCCCCAGATCAAATTGACAAAATCCAGAGCTAGACCGCCCCAGTCACCGTTTTTGGCATCACTAAAGGCGCTTTTTACCAGCCCAAAAATGCCCTTATCCAGCTGGCCGGAAGCCTCGCTCAGCTGCTGGTCAATGCGGCTCTGGGTGCCCTTTACGCTCTTGTCGATAAGAGTAGAGGTCTCGTTCACCTTATCTTGAACGCCGTCGATGTAGGTGATGATCTTCTCGTAGGTCTCCGCGCCGTTCTCGCCGATGCGCTGGCCGGTCTCTGTGACAGTCTTCTTGATATGCTCGCTGCCGTCCGCGTACTTTTCCACCGCCTGCTGCACCTTTGTGGTGATTCCGTCAAAGGTGGTTTCCGAGACGTTGGTAAAGGTGCCCAGCAGCGTTTTTGACATGTCGTCATAGGTCTTTGTGACCTTTGTGACCGTGCCGTTGACTTTGGTCTCGACCTGCTTAAAGGTCGTGGCAACACCGTTCACCATCTCCTTGCCGGTCGTGGTGGTGGTCTCGGTGATGCGGTCTTTGATCTTTCCGGAGCTGTCCTTGACCTTCTCTGTAAGGGTCTGGATGCTGGTGGTCACGGTGCCAAGCGCATTCTGTGCGGTGGTCGTGGCCGTGCTGGAGATGGACGAAATGACCGTTTCGGTGGTGGACTTAGAACCGGATGACTTCTTTTTGCCGGATGCACTGGATGGGCCTGTGGTAATGCTGCTGCCGCCGTTTCCCGCCGCCGCAGCAAGTTCCGCCTGACGTTCCGACCAGCTCTTGTTACTGATTCCGATACCTTTTAGTGCGTTTTGCCGCAACCTGTTACGGTTGCTCTGCCGGTTATTTGCATCCGCGTACTCTTCGTAAGTATCGAAGTCTGCTGTGGCGGCTTTTCCCAGAAAGCGATTGAGCTTATAGCTCAGCTTGTCCAGCCAGGTGGAGGCACTGGAAGCAAAGCCCTCAAACCAGGATTTGACAGACGAAATTGGGCCGCTCAACCCGGTAATTGCGCCCGCAAGACCAATCCAGCCATCGGTTTTGTAGGCTTCTTGTGCCTTGACCACAAGATCGTTGAGATTGGAGATCACCACGCCGACGCCGCTGGACAAATCGCCTGTCATAAGGCCAGCCAGCTGTTTGACGTTGTCTTTCAGTGTGGACACTCGACCGTTCATGGTCTGGCTCTGGGTGTCCATGCTGCCATAGTAGCGTCCACCTTCTTCCGACGCAGCCTGTAGGGCCTGGGTCAGAAGGTCATAACTGATAGTCATTTTCTGCACTTCAGCGGTGGACTTGCCTGTGTAGTCGGCCAGCAGACCGTAAATATTGATGCCTGCATAAGCAAACTGCTTGATGTCGATTGCGGAGGCTTTGCCGACATTGGCGATCTGCTGTAAGTTAGCTGCCATACGGGACAGCTCCGCATTGCTGCCGCCTGTAGCCGATACGGCATTGCCCAACGCCATAATCGTTTTTTCAGCGTAGGTGGCGTTTTCACCTGCGCCGATCAGCAGCTGATTTGCCTGTGTAAGAGCTTCCACGCTGAACGGTGTGCGTGCTGCATCCTGCTGGATCTGGTCAATTGCCTGTTGTGCAGCTTCTGCACTGCCAAGCATATTGGTAAAACCAACAGTGTAACTCTCGATCTGGGCGTTATAGTCAATTCCGCTCTGGATAAAGCCCTTTGCGGCACTGAGTGCAGCGGCGTAAAGCTTCGAGAAGACGCCCGCCATGATCGTGCCCTGCGCAATGGCACCGGCCAGAGACTTGCTGGACCCCGATGCGGCATCCCCCAAGCTGTTCATGTACCCTTCCGCAGTCTTTAACCCCTGTGCCGTGGTATTGAGTTGGGCCTGAGCTTCTTTCAGCTTCTGGGCAAATTCCTTAGTTTTTTCGGAGGTTTCCCCGGTCTCTTTCCGTGATTTCTGGTAGGCTGCCGTAAGGTGAATGACCTCGCTGTACAGCCGATTATAATCCTTCATCATGGTGGAGACGGCGTCCTTAGTCTGCGACTTTGCCTCTTCCACGCCCTGCCGGTAGGCGCTTTCGTCCAGCCCGAGGGTGGCGCTCAATTCAAAAAGTTTCAGGCTTCATCACCCCCGTTCAAGCCATTTTTAATGCGTGCTATCACTTCATCAGCGGACGGCTGCGGCGGTTGTGGGCGGTTTTCCACAAGCCCGGCCACCATGTCGTACCACCGCTCTTCCGCGCCTATAAGGTTCGCCAGAGCGTCCGTCATATACGCCCTGTAGCTGATATCGAGCTGCTCCCGTCTTGACGCAATGATGCAATGCTGCATAATGTACGGCTTACCGATCAAGTGCAGCATATCCAGCCGGATGGTGGAGGTTAAGCGCCGATATCCGTCTGCGCCAACTTCACCAACGATGACAAAAAATCCAGCACGTCCTTATCCTCCACGGTAGCGGTAATGACGCGCATCGTCTTGAACGGGGTCATGGTCTCGGGCTTGCCGTCCTCGTCCACATCTGGCTCATACAGCAGGGGAAGCAGCTTTGCCGTAGTCTCGGCGTTGTCGAACAACAAAGCTTTGCACATAGCCTTGATGTTCTTCTTGGCCTGTGCGGATTTCTTCTGTTCCAGCTCTTCCTTGGTCTCCTTGCCGGTCAGCACAGGCATGACCTTACGCAGCTCCGCGACCTTGGATTTCTCCAAAAGGTCGGAAACGGCGTCTGCAATCAGCCAGCAGCGCCGCAGGAACTCGGTTTCGTCCATCTGGTTCAGGGTTTTCATGTTGTAACCTCCTTATGCTGCGGCCTTGGGGCTGTAGTACCACTCCATAGGCACCACGTCACTGCCCAGACGGGGGCAGCCGGTCAGGGTGACTGCAATGTTGCCCTTGCCCTTGTCGGTCGTCTTCAGGGTCAAACCGCCGGTGGACAGTGCATTCATCAGCCGGACTGCAACCATACCGCCATCCAGCGTGTCTCCAACCCACCAGATGTCCTTGAAGTCGCCGGTGCTGGCGGTGGGATCCAGCGTCATGCGGGGCGTGACCTTCTTGTCACTCACATCCGCAGCGCCCATCGCCATCTTGATAACGTCCGTTGTGGCATTCAGGGCCGTAAAAGCCAGTGTGCAGTCGTAGCTCTCGATCTGCATCAGCTCTGCGGTGTTCTTCTGGGCGTTGTCCACGTCTTCGCCAAGATCGGTGAAGTTCGCCTTGCAGGTCGCGGTGATGCCGCCGGTCGTGGCAGTGATAATGTCTGCGTCCTGAACTTCGGTCTCGCCGGTTACATCAAACTTGTTGACCACGATGCCTGCGTTGAACTGCATGGATTCGAACGCTTTCTGCGAAATTTTGGAAAATTTTCTTGCCATATTGCTCCTTACTCGCAAAATTGCGTGATTTCAAAATTGAGATATTCGCACAGATACCCTTCAGGCGGGTTGTCGAGGGGCTGTGCCCACGGGGTGCCTTTTTGCAAAAGAATAGCGCCGCCCTCGCAGGAAAGCGTTATGCTGTCCTCGAGGGCTGCGCTGATCGTATCTTCGGTTTGCAGAATGGGGGCTCTGCCGCCCTTGCTTGGGTACCACAGCCGGGCGTGGAAGGATGCCATTTCGTTCCACCCGCCGGGGATGGTGGGCTGATAGGTCAGATACGGCAGTTCTGCGCCGGGAGGGATGTTATCTTCCAGATAGCCCGGGACGCCAAAGCCGTTGAAAAACGTGTTCAGTGCCCGGTTGATGCTCTCAGACGGTCCCATTACGGCAGCACCGCCTTTTTGCACTTGACGGCCCGCAGTCCCATGCCGGATTCCGGCGGGGCTTTGCCTTCGTCTGCTGTGCTGGTGACTTGAAAAGTCTGCCCGTCGCTCACCCGCTTGATGTAGTCCGGGAAGGCCAGCGGCACACCGGTGCCAACAAGCAGCGTGTAGGTAGATGCTGCGTCAGCCTGCTCTGCAACCTGAGCTTCCACGGTGGTGTCGTGGCGCTCCACGGCCTCAAACTCGGGGCCGTCCTGCCAGCCGGACACAAAGCCGCCCACGCCGTCCGGCTCATAGCTGCGGGTCTGAAAACGGTATTTTTGGGTAAAGCTCTGCATCACGGTGGATGCAGCGAACGGATTGACCATGTCACATCTTCCTCCACTGGTTGATCTCGGATTTATAGCGGGTTTTTCCGTCGGCGGGCAGCCCGTCCGCTCCTGTAGCCATCGTCCCAGACCACCCGGCAAAGGACTGAGATACATATACGCCGCCGGACGGAAGCGCCTTGTCGTATGCGTCGATTTTTTCAGCAAGTGCCACGAAGTCAGGCGGCACACGCATGGGCTGCACCGTGCCGTTGAAGGTCTCGGCGGTCAGATCGCCGTCCCCGGCCTTGTGCACGCCGTCATTGAAGATGGATCCGCACACGAGGAAATACTGCCCTGGCACTACCCCGGCGGGCACGGTGTCCGGCTCAAAGATGAACTTCCCGGCAACGGGGTCGTCCGCCCGGTCAAAAAAATTGTGCGTGTAAACGCACAGCTCGGGGACGGTCATGCAAAGTCACCCCCTTGCAGGTTAGACCGATTCGGCCGGAGTAATGGTCTCAACTGCAATGCCGTCGATGTATTCAGCAAACAGCGTCATTCCCATGATTGCGGTGATAACGGTGACAAAGGTGTCATAGTCGGGGCGAGTGTTCACGCCCACAATGCCGGTTTTGCTGTCTGTGGTGAGGCGGAAGCCGGCGCGAGCCCAGTCGGAGTTGGTGGGGCTGACGTAGTACAGAACGATGTTGTCCGCAGGGGTAGCGATAACCTTGCCGCGTGCAATTTCGGTTTCTGCCAGCAGGAAAACGGTTTTGTAACCCATGAAGTTCTTGATGTAGTTGAAGCCAAACTCGCTCTGTTCGTTGATAACGGCGCTGGTGCCCAGGTACTCATACACGTCCAGGACATTCACGAACGCCACAACATCGGTAGCAGTACGGTGCATGGTCTTGAACTTGTTCAGGACGCGGCCCTTTGCCATTGCCATTGCCTCCTGAAAGGTCTTAGAGGTGCCTTTCAAGGTGCCGGTATTGAGGTACTTGTAGAATCGACCAGCCACATCAGCGGTCAGGTCGTTCAGCATTTCGTCATCGGTCATCTGAACAGCGTTCTCGTAACCGTTTTCGAGGATGGCTTCAGCGGTCGTACCCTTGGCCCACTTTTCGAGGGTGATCTTCTCATAGTCCTTGGTCTTGACGGTGTACTTGCTGTAGGGAATTTCCTCGCCCTCGCCGACTTTGCCGTCCTGCAAGGTGCCCTGTGCATACTTGCTCTTCAGCACCGTGTTGGGAAGCATCTCAATCTTGCGGGTGACACCCATAATGTCGCGCAGATGTTCCCAGTTGCGGCCGAAGCGGGTCACGAAGTCGATCTCGCGTGCAGTGGTCTGAATGTCAGCGGCCATCACAGTATTAGTTTTTGCAGGCATAAGTTAGTCCTTTCCATCGCCTGTCCCATTGAACAGGTCGATATTTGCTGCAATCGCGGCCTGCCGTTCGGTAGAATCCTTGATTGCAAAAATTTGGTCTTTGGTCATTTTGGAGCCGGTATTGGTGGGCGGAGTGTCCACCTTTGCGCCGGTGGTGGTCGTAGTGCCTACGAAGTCGCTCCAATCAGCTTTCAGGCCGTCGGTGTGCTTCTTGGCGTCCTTGACCTCGCCCTTATCGTCCAGCTCCAGCTTGTCGATATCCTCGCCAGACAGCCGCACGACCCGATCAGCATACTTGTCCAGCACCCCGGCGGACTTGAGCAGCTCCCGGAACTTGGCTTCCTTGGCTGCGTGGGTGTCCTTCTGGGTCTGCTGGGCCTTGTAGTCGGTCAGCGCCTTTTCAGCGGCCTGCTTGCCGCCGTTGGCTGCGTCCCGGTCCTTCTCGGCCTGTGTGCGGGCTGCTTTTTCTGCATCCAGCTGGTCTTTAAGTTCGTCTGTCTCCTTGTGCAGGGCGTCCAGAATGGCTTTTGCCTTGTCATCGTTGGAGGCTTCGGCGTTCTCCAGAATCGTGCGGATGTCAGCTCTTTTGAGTGCCATGTGATAGTCCTTTCTGCCCTTGCTCGGGCTGCCATGCTTGGCAATAAGGTTTATTTGCCGGACGTGCTGCCGGTGTGGTGCCGCTTGTGGGGCTTGAACCCACGGCCCCCGGATTACAAATCCGGCGCTCTGCCGGCCTGAGCTAAAACGGCATAAAAAAACGGCTGACGCTGTGCGCCAACCGCTGAGTATTAAATTGATTTCTGAAAATCTACCACAATAACTCGATTTCCTTTTCCATACGCATTATCGCAAAGTTCCTGAAGATGTTCTCTTGCTTTCTACATTTCAACCAAAAGAATCCGTTCTTTTGTCTCCTGCTGGTAATATGGAGAAATGTCAACGCGTGGGTCGCTGTTTCGTTCAAACATTTCTTGAAGTTTTTTGAGGTCTTCAAACGTACATCCATCAACCGTAGCGGTATAAACAATGTTATCCATGCTTTTTATCCACCTTTTCAAAAAGCTTGTCCAGCGCTTCTTTTGCAAACTTTTCCTCTTTTGCGGCTGCAATTTCGGCAAATTTATTCATTGTCAGAAGATAGGCGCTTACGATTTCCAGCTCTTCTTGCGCAAGATGTTCTCTGAGGATTTTGTCTACCTTGACGGCAACTTCATAGACTTTTTCCTCGTCGTAGTCGTAAATACTCATGTTTAAGCCTCCTCGTTTCCTTCTTCTACCGCGATCTCTCGCAGCTCGTCAATGTGATTTTCCACCGCCGGGCGGAGGAACGGGCGGGGTGCCATGCCTCGGGTAAAGTGCCATTTGCCGTTGAAGTCTTTCCAGACCCACGGCGTTTTGCGTCCGTTGCCTTTCTCGGCAAAGATGCCCGTGCCCAACTCCACATAGACGCTGTAAAACAGGTTGCTGCCGATGGTCACGGTCTTTTTTGCGAGGTCGAGAGCAAAGGTCAGGCTCTGATTGAGTGCACCGCCAACGTAGCCCTCAATGCCCGTACTGTCTGCCGTGCCGGTAGGTACAAGCAACTGGGCGTAGTCCTGCACCGTCATGCCCCAGAGGGTCAGCACCCGCTCTTCCCAAGAGTCCAGAGCTTCAAGCAGCCGCGGGGTGTTGTCCGTGAATTTGATGTCGTAGTTAAAGTTCATCGTTTAAACCAGCTATCTACTTTCTTTTGCAGTCGCTTTTGTGCGCGTTCGTATGTAGAAGAGGTAATTTCTGTTTCGCTGCGGCCTTTGCCGTTTGGCTTGCTAGAGTTTCTGTATTCTTCAAGCGACTTATACTTGAATTTTTTTGCTCTTTTAGTTCTTTTTTCCCAGTCTGCTTTTATTCCTGTTGCACGCTCTTTTAGATTGTCCTCAACCCATTTTTGTGGATTTTCTCCGCCTCTGTTTTTTATTTTGTTAAGAAGATGTTCTTTTGCCATCCAGTCAGGAGTATCTTTAACTTTCATATTGGATTCATATTCCATTTTTGCAAGTTCTAGTGTTTCCTGCGATGTTTTATATCCACCTCCGATGGAAATGTTACCAAAAGAGGATTTTCTTGCTGAACTTCCGCTTCCACGTTTGCTCATTGAGCATCCTCCTTACTTACGGCGCTTTTCCCACTTTGGGTTGTCCACTCCAAGTTCTTTGAGAATAATATCCCTTGCGAAAGTCGTTTGCTTTGATGTAAATCGGGCTTTGGGTAAGCATCAATATCGTGTAACACAACCGCTTTACTAATTCTTTCTTCTACCGCTTGTGTAGCAACCCAAGACTTTTTTAACCCTTCAAACGTGTAATTCTTTGCACCAGCGAAGTTTGGGTTGTTTAGAACCCGTTCTGCTTGCTCCGCATAGTTTTTGTATGTTTCTGTTTCTCTTACAAGCTTTACTGCCTGCGCGATCTGCTTACTTTCGATAGACGAAAATCCAGCCCCTTTCGCTTCGTTATAGTCCGTTTTTGAATAGTCGCCCCCTGCTCTCGCGGAGCTGCCCGAACCTCTTTTACTCACGGTAATGCCTCCTTTCGTATTGAAATGGCTTAATTTTGGTCACGTTCCAGTCGAACTCCGCCGGGCACTTGCCGTACCACAAAATACCGCTTGGTTGCAGTACTTCCAGCGCCTTGCGGCAGTGTTTGGCAAAGCACTCTGCTTCGTATGGGTCAGATTGTGTGCCGTGGCTCGAAATGCTCACGATGGCGTTTCTAGGCTCTCCGTCAAAGCACCAGTCATAGCTTTGCTCACCGCACCAGCAGAGCGTTGGAATGACGTGGATGCCGTGCGCCTGCCAGTATGCCGCCAGCCAGTGCTTTTTGTAGTGCATGAAAAGCTGTACCGCAAGCGGCATATCGCTGTACAAAGAAAAATCCGGCGAGCATACAGCGCCGAACTGCTGCAAAAGGGGAATGTATTTGTCAGGGTTGTTCCAGAACCGTTCAAACTGGTAATCGTCCTTGTAAAAATGCACGCCTTTTGTGGCCTTGTCTTTGGCCGTCAGCGCATAATTGACCGGGATCCATTCCAGCTTGTCAATACGGATGTCCGTTTCCGGCTTGATTTCAGGGATGCCATACTTGCCAACGCCCGGAAAAATCATCTTTTCAGTGTTTTCCATCGGCAAGATCACAGTTCATCCCTTCTTTCATTTTTTGAATCCTTCCATTGTCCTAATAATGCGTTTGTGTGCTCCATGCGGCTTTGCGCCATTTCCGTAGGAAGGCCGCGCGTGTTTTGGCTTAATGTAACCACACGGGGACTTAAAATCACGGCAAAAGTTCAAGAAAAAGTCATCGTTGATTACGACAATTCCAAACTTCTTATTTTTCATGCTTTTCGCTCTCCTTTCTCCGTTTTCTCTCTTCCGCCCACCACATTTGCTCTTTTTCCTTGCCGCCCTTGGATTTATACCACTCGGTGTAATCCATGACGGGGGTGGTCTCTTTGGTCACATTGTCTCGCTGCATGGCGTTCTGCCGGGGATACTTGCCCAGAGCAGAGGACAGCACACAGCGGCAGTGGTAGACCATCTCCGGGGCCGCGTTGGGGTCTCCGGGGCGCTGAATCTCGTAGCCCATGACCTTGAACGGCTCGTCAAGCTCTGCCGTCTGCTGGTCAAGCAGGCGGTGCATCTCACGGGTGCGGTAGTCGTGGGTGGAGTTCCACCGCTTTTTGACCTCGATGCCCAAAGCCTGGGCGTTTCGCATCTGCTGCAAAGCCCCGGCGTTCTGGGCGCTGGTAAGGGCTGTAACGGCGTTGTTCATGGCCCAGTGAATCTCTGTATCAGCCATGCCGTTGACGGCCTGCACGGCGATGTCGTGGACGCTCTTGCCCTGCACGATGCCCTGCATGACGTAGCGATTGAACACCCGGGCGTCATAGGTGCGGTTGCTCTCGCTCTTGATGCGCTTGTTGGGCACCATGCGGGGGTTCTTCTTCAGCAGCAGCTTGACCGCTTCGGTGTTGTACAGGGTCAGCCCGAACGTCACGCCTGCGGCCTGTTCCAGCTCGTAGAAAGCCCAGTTTGCGCCAAAAGAAAAGATATTGTATTGCTCGTCCCGGGCCAGCTTGTAGGCCGTCTCTTGGACTGTGGTGCAGGTCTGTGTGATGCCGTCCAGCTTTGCCCGCATCAAATCGGACTGAAAGACCTGATTTTGCAGCCAGATGCGGTAATCCTCTTCGGTGATCTCGCCTGCATCCAGCTGCGCCCGCTTGCGCTCGTCCAGTGCTTTGTACTTGGCCAGAAACTCGGTGAGCTGCTTTTGCATCTCCCGGCGGGCAGTGCCGTACACCCGCAAAATGCGGCGGCGCAGGCGGTTCAGTTGACGGGTAGAGATGCGGTCACGGTCGTTCATTGTTTTCCCCGGCGGGTCCCCATTTGATGTTTCCGAGTTCGTCAACGCCTACTGCGCGGACTTTTGGCTCGTCCCAATCAATCGTGGTCGGCTGCATCAATTCGACTGCATTTGCAAACCGCTCCAAAAGTTTCCTGTCGTTTTCGTCCAGCTCAACAACAAACTTTCCGATGATGTTTTCAGCCATCGTCTTCGTCCTCCTCGTCCACGGTCTCCCGTGTTGCGCTCTCAGCCATCAGTGCGGCCTTGGCCTGCTCCTTTTGTTCCGGGGTCAGGTTTGGCAGCAGGTCAATGGCCACGTCCTGCCCGATGATGGGTGCCTCAGAAATCACCGTTGCGACCTGTTCAGCGGTGTTGGTGATCTTGCTGCGATTGAATGTCGGCATAGCGTTTTCAAATCCAGCCAGTGCGCAAATCTGCCGAATGAACGGCTTGATCTGTGCCTCGAAGTCGTCCGCATTTTGGTTCAGCGGCTCATAGGCTGCATCCAGATGGTCGTTGGTGCTGTCCGCGCTGACGCAATGCACGTCCAGGCCGCCGAAGTCCTCATACACCCGGGTGTGGAGCAACTCCAGCAGAGCCTGCCGGGCCGTCACAGGGATCTCGGTGGTGTAGGGGGTGACCTTTCCGCCCTCGCTGGTGTCTGCGCCTGCAATGTGGTACAGATTCAGCTTGACAAGAAATTCCTGCAGCTCGTCATCGGTCATGCCGTTGAAGTTCTCGCACAGCCAGTAGATCTGCGAAAAGTCCTGCAGGTCATTGCAGAAGCCGGACATCACCAGATCGGTGTTGTCAATGTAGGCTTTCAAGCCCACAAGCGTGCTC